TTTTTCTGTTTTAGGATGCGGAGCAGGAGGCTTTAAATTATGGCCTTCAGCTTTTGCAGATGCGCGACCCTTGGCATTCAATCCACCAGTTGGGTCTTTACCTTCTTTACGAGTCCAAGCAGGTGACTTAGCCATTTGAAGCTTCCTTATTAGTCGTATTGTCGTTCAAATATTTGTCAGATTCTTCATCATTTTTTGAAGATAACAAATATATTCTTGCATATTCTAATAAATCTGGGTCGTCTCTAAAATGACCTATGCCACGGTTACAATGATTGCAAAGTATACCTCTTATTTGTTTTGTATTGTGGCAATGATCTACAGTTTTTTCTGTGTCATTTATAAATTCATAGCCGCAAACAACACATTCATAAGTGGACTTTATTATATTTTTTAATTTGTCGTCTGAAATAACTTCTCTAAACCTTCCACGTCTTATTTCATTTCTATAACTGCTTCTGCAACTACGACACCAACTATCAAGCCCATTTACTTTTTTGTTGTGTAATGGAAAATATTTCGAAGTCTCCGGTTTATCCTGCTGGCATTTAGTGCATTTCATGGCATTTTACTTTTAATATAAATTGTCATAACTATTCCTCCCCAGAAGGCACTTGACCAGCGCGCTCTTGCATCGCAGCCTCACGTTGCTGTTGTTCAGCCTCATGGATACGCTGCGCCATAGATTCATTAATGTCATGCATAATCTCTTGCGCCTGTTGACGACGCGCGCTCTCCATATCAAGGCCCTTGACCTTTTCGTTATGGCCAAGATCCATTGCCTTCTGAAGGTTCTTTTCCTTAATATCAGCCGCCTTCATGCGCTCTGTCTGACTAAGCTTCTGATTATGAACAATTGCAGATTGCGCCAAGCGAATGCGCTCAAGGTCCATCTTGCCCTGTTGCTCACGCGCCTTGCTCTCAATATCTGCTTGAGCAATCTGACGCTTCGTCGCAACATCCATGCCTTGCGTCTGAAGATTGGCAACCTTAATTCCGTGTTCAGCCTGCGCCGTCTGCGCCTTAACCTGAGCACCCATTAAATTTGCCTGCGCAGAAAGCATCTTAGCTTGAGCTTCCGTCTGTTTAATTGGATCAACAGGCGGTGGTGCAGGAACTGCCGTGTTATACAACGACTCAGCGTCCGGAATATCCATCATACTAAAGATGCGGTTATAAACAGCGCGCTGATCAAAGAATGTCGGGTTCTGCTGCGCCAAAGTATAAATCGCAACAGCTTTCTGTGTCCTCAATAACTGACTAGCCGTATTTGGATCAGCCTTCGGAACAATGTCATTGTTGTTTAAAGCCTCAAGCAGCTTCGTCTTGTCAGCCTCAAAATGAGGATTCTTATTGTTACGCCACAAAGCTTCCGGATCGCGACGGAACAAATCCTTCAACAACATAAATTCTTTCTGTTGCGCCTGATGCATCCGCTTATGAACCGCAGACATAACCTTCTGAGCTTGTTCAATCAGCGCAATCGTTGTCCCAACAGGAGCATCATTGCGTCCTTCACCAACAGCTGTCTCCGCAGTTCCACCAACTTGACGCGAAGCCTGCTCAATATTCTGAATAAGTGTTAAAAACCCACCCGTCACATCGCGATATGGTAATGGCATAAACGCCTGGTTCAACGGAACGCCATCAACATCCATCGGTGCAACCTGACCAGGACCAACACGAATGCTTGTCGTTTGCTGCTTACCTGTCGAACGCGCCATAATGCCGCCAGGAAAATTCGCGAGCATCCCATTATCAAGCGCAATACGCCACGCTGCCGTCAATGCGCGATTAGCATTCCCCAAAATATGCAACAGACCAAGGTTGACGCCAGGGAAAGCAGGAACAAACGTATATTCCACAAATGTCTCTTGCCGCGTGTAAGCAGGATCACCTTCCTCCCACCAACGACGAACTTCTAAAATTTGGCGGCTCTCTTTATCCAACGTCACACGATAAGGAAGCGGCAAACCAGTCTCTTCACCATCCTCTTTGTGCTCAAAACCTCTTAAATCAAGCTCGCAATAACATTCGTAAATCTCACGATCTACTTCTTCCAACCCACCAATGTTCATCTTAGCCATCAAGCCAGCAACTTCGTCCAGCTTTTTGTCAACAACATTCAAATCTGGCGTAATAATTCCAGAAATTAGAGGTGTATCGCGCCAAGCACCAACAAGCTGCATTTGCTTAACAATGCTAGGACGCAACCGGGATCGGTGCGTTATGCGCCCACAAGCCTCAAGAGACACAGCGCCATCAGACAAAATAATATCTTTGCGATCAATCGTCTCAGAAACAGGACGGCGCTTTAACGGATTCCAATAAACCTTCTTATACGCCTCACCCGTAAGGCCCAAAGAAAAATACATTCTATCCGTATCGGGATAATACTCAGGAGCGCCAGCCGTTAAGTAATGATTAAAGTCTTCTTCCAACTGATTAGCGACTTCATCCAAATATAAAACGCCATCGCCTTCATTAACGACTTTTACCGGACCATCAGCAGGAAGCATTTCCCCGCGCGCATTTGCCTGAAAACGAAGAACAGCCTCAAGCAACAAAGGATGCCTGACAATCGACATGCCCTCATTGTTTGGCTCTGAACGCGGCTCTTCTAACTTAATGCCAAGCTGCTCAATTCCCTTTACAACATCCTGAAGTTTCTGTTCCTGCCGCATAATGTCATCGCCAATCAAACGCATCAACTCATCAGCAATGCCGCTAAGCGTTCCGCTATCAACAAAAATAGCCAGATTTGCGTCATGGTCAGAAGATTCCTCTTCCAAAGGACCAAAGCCAAAGCCGCCAAAATTTATGTTTATGCTTCCATCCGGAAGATCCACAACCAAAGCATCAGGCTTTAGCTTAATAAGGTTAGTGTCTTTATCTCCGCCCAGATCACCCAGATCGACAGTTTCGCTGCCAGGCATATCAGGAACTTCTTCTTCTGGCTTACGGAGAAAACGTGGATCACTATCAACCATTACATTATTCCTTAAAAACACAGAAGATGTTTAATGTGGCCCAGAACAATTGGCCATGAATAGACGTTCAGCCATATCGTTAAAATATTCTATCTTAAGCTGCAAACCTTTTGCCTTGCGTAACAAATCAGAAAGCTCACTCGCAATTTCTAATCCGCGCTTATCATCAAAGCCACATGATATCTCATCAACGATCTTCATCATTTGCTGACGAACTAATTCAGATTCGGCCTCGATTTCAGAGACTGTTTTCATCTGTCACACATCATAGACTGGCTTTGAGTTCCTTGGAGCGTTAACCTCGCTCTTAATCGACGCAACAATTTCCTCCGGACGACGCAACAGACCGCGCTCCCGCATGAACTTCAAAGCTTGTGTCGTGGAGTCAACCAAGTCGTCATGCTTACCCTTCGGGAAGTTTTCTGCCTCAGTCATCACCTTATCTGCCCAAGCACGGTCAGGTGCATAAATAATCCCATTCGAGAACGCCGGCTGAACAGCGTAGGCCCTCGCAACTTTGTCGGCGTTACCGGGATTAACCAAATGCACGTTCCACGTTAAGGTTCTGTTTAATCGCTGAATTTCCTGGGAAACACTTATACCAGATCCTTTAGACTCAATCAAAAGCGTATCAACATTATATTTGGAGCAGCTGTCAACGATCCACTCAACCAGACCCCAGTTCTGCTGCTGGCGCAATTTAAACTCAGCTTCCGTCTCGTTAGGGTTTTTCTCAATATCCGGACCATGGATCGGGAGCCGTTTTGCCCAGGCAAACATCAGCATGACGCAAGGCACCGTATCGCGGTCGTCAATGTAATCGACCACCTCACCCGTGCGGCCCAGAATGCGGCGGGCAGATTCACCGCCTTTTTGCCACACGCCCCAAATCGTTAAAGCGCTCGGATCGTTCTCTTGCTTAGAGGTATAAGCAGGATCTAGAGAGGCGACAATGTAGTCCATCGGCGGATATTTGTCCGCAGACGATAGACCTTGGGAATTGGCCGTTTCATCATCCCAAAGCTGCCACCACTCGCGCTTTATAATGCCACCACCGCGAGGCGTTGGTGATTGCTGGAATTGTCCGGCAGATGCGTAAGGACCCATCACCAGCTTGTCGCGCTCAACGACTTCTCGCGGGAAACGCTTGGGAAAGAGAAGCTCCCCCTCTTCGCCGCGCGGGTCTTCAAAGCCAATGTTAGTTGAACACCTGCGCTCTGGATCAAATTCCATAGGCAGCATCAGGTGCTCATAGCCCAGGTTCTTTTCCAGAATAATGCCGCTAACGTCCTCCTCATGCAGCCTCTGCATGATCACAACAATCGCGGATTTGCGGGGATTATTCAGACGAGTTGGCACCGCTTCAAGGAACCAGTCCTTGGTTGTGTTTCTCATGGCTTCCGACGACGCGCCCTCAACAGAATGCGGATCGTCGATCAAGACATAATCGCCACGAGAACCCGTGATCGACCCAGCAGCCACCGCCTCGCGGAACCCAAAGCTCGTGTTTTCAAATTTTAACTTACTGTTCTGATCGCCCGTTAGTTGAACCCGGTCGCCCCAGAAACTTTGATACCACTCAGACTGAACCAGACGACGCATCTTGGTCGAGTCGCGGACTGCAAGGGACTGGGAGTGAGATGCACAGAGAAAGCGCAGGTAAGCATGATCCTTCGGGCCCCACATCCATGCGGGAAAGAAAACTGTGGTGGCCAAGGATTTCATCATTCCCGGTGGAATGTTGATTAATAAGCGATTTATGTCGCCGTTAGCGATTGCCTCAAGGTGCATACACACGGCGTCAATGTGCCAGCCATGAACATAAGGTGCGCCCGGCTCAACGACCGACCATGCGTGCCGAATAAAATTGACCAGAGATTCCTCGCATTGTTCCTTAACAGAGCGAGTTCCTAATTTGGCGGCAGCCCTGGCTTTCGCGATTAGTTCATCGCGAGAGAGCTTCTTTAGCTGTTCATAGCTGTCGGTTATCTGGTTCATTTTTAACGCTTTAACATAAAATTACTTGACATTCTAGAATCAAGGCCAAAAAGCCAAGATTAATGTTTACATTAAATTTGAAAATTTTGCCAAAAAATTGGGACGGCAAAAAAATGGATTTGATTTCAACGATTTAGGG